TCGTTCGGCAGTCCGTTCGTCGTGAGATGCGCAGCCACCGCCAGATCGGTGATTGCCTGATGTCCGGCCAATGCGGGATCATACAACAGATCGAACGTCACACTCCCGCCCTCAACGTATCCTGTCGGGTCGTATTCAACGCCCGCCGTGCCGTCCAGCGTCCGGCTGTCGTAGGTTTCGGTTTCAATGCCGCTGATGCTGAATCCTGTGACCTGTGCCACCGCCGTGTAGGTGGTGCCGCTGGCCTGCTCAATTATCGTGCCTTTGACTTTCAGCTTTGCCATTTCTCACTTCTCCTATGGATTGAAAATGATGTCGTAGTCCAACGTTATCGCAAACACCCCGTTGTCGCTGCCGTCCGTTGCAGGCTCGTAGTCGTGTGACTCGCTGTTGAATATCGTGGCCCCAACCGTGAAACTTCCCGCTGCTCCGCTGTAGTCCGTCAGTCGTGTCTTGACAGCGTTTGCGAGTGACTCGGTTTCCGGGAACGTCCGGCCCTTGCAATCCACGTCAATCACGATGCTCCGGAGTGTGCTCGTGGTTGCGTCCAGACTCAGGAATTCTTCGCTGTTTAACTGCGTCAGCACGACATACGGCAACGCCGCTTTCTGCGGTGCTTTGTTGACGTAGCACCGGCTGCCAATCAGATTGCTGATGGCTGGCGTGTTGATCAACAGATTCAGGATTCCGGTAATCACTTGTTTCGGTTCCCCTCAATTGTGATGCCCTCGGAAACATACACGCGGATAATCTCGCGAATGTTTCCGCTGTACCCCGACAGCGTCACCATGATCGGACGTGCCTGTGGTGGCATACGTCCGCGGTTTGCCTTTTTGCCTCCGGTGTCCAGTCGCACAGACTTGCCTTTCCATCCACCCCTTCCGCGCTTGCCGCCAACACGTCCGCGCTTGGTGCCTGTCATGCGGTTCTGCGTGCCGCTGAACCACCAGTGCACGTTCGCCTTGTCGATGCCAACGCCTGCCCGCTTGCTGTTCTTGCGCGACTTCTGAGTGGTCGCAATCTTCTCCCGCAACTGCGATGCCTTCGCCTGCTGTTTATCTGTCAGTCGTTTCTTTCGCAGTATGTTCGGCCCGACTCCCGCCCCCACTTTGACAGCCCGCCCGCCCGCGTTGTACTTTCGCTTCGCGTGCCGCCAGGCGATTGCTTTCCTGACGGACTTGTACCGCGTCGGGATCTCCGATTTGACTTTGTCCCTCCCAAACTTCCCGACCGCCGCCAGGGCCTTTGTAGCAACCTTGCCCTCAACCGTCGCCAGCATTCGCTGCGCGGCCTTCTGCACCGCCACCATGTCCACGTGCGCGGCCAGCAGTTGACCATGTCCACTCAACCCGGAAGCGAACTTTGAGAACATCAGGTTGTCCGCCTTCGTGTCTGAATTTCAATGGAATTGTTCGCCAGATCCACGTTGATCACGCTGACGATTTCGTACACCTTGCCGTCGGTCAGAATGCGCATGTCCGGCGTTGCGTTTTCCAAAGCCTTTGACCACGGACAATTGAACACGAAATCAACATCGGATTGGACCTGCGACACACGCCAGAACTCCCGACCGCCACGACTGCGGACCGATGCCCACGCCGTGCAATAGGTGCTCCAATTGGAGTCCGTGTTGCCGTTGACGTGCCCAGCCGCGTCCGCAGTCCCGGCCAATCGCTGGACCGTGATGCGGGTGGTGTAGTGCCTGTGGCTCTTTGCGTCGCACTTCATTGGATCACCGAATGGTAAGCCGTCCACTGCAGAGAACTGATCAGCCGTCGATACGTCTCCGTGTTGCCCTCGCAGCCGTCCCACATTGCCCGGCAGTATTCCACGATCGCCAGCTTTGCCGCACGCGGTACGCTCGCCGCTGTGCTGCCGTAGCCTGCCACCATTGTCACCTCGACCTTATTCGGCCGATACAGACTCGTGTTTGGCCATTGCTTTGCCTCTTTCAACCGAATCTCTGGTGGTGTGCTGGTCAGGTTTGCGTAGTAATCGGATGCGGAAAAGGTCTGCAGAACGTCGTCGCGGTCGTAGTATTTGAGGTGCGTGATGGACTGGATCGGTGCCAGTCGAATCTGCACCGGCCCCAGCAGGCTGCTAAAGTCCTCCTGGTACATGACCACGGTTTGCGTGATCAGCTTGCGGTACGTGTCGGCCTCAACCTGCAGGCGTGCCGCCTTCAGCATGTCGTTGATTTCGTCGTCGAAATCACAACCCGAAATCCGCAGCCGTGTTTTCAGTTCTTCCAGCGTGATCGGCTCGATTGACGGCCCACTGGTTGTGGTGAATGTTGGGCTGGCTGGCTGCATTTTTCCGGCTCCTGTCGCTTGCACTCAATTCCGAATCCCTGCCTCACCAACTCCAACTCAATGCCACGCCCCGGTGCGACGATTGCCCCAACCGGAAACGATCTCCACTGCTTCAATAACGTGATCATTGCAACCCGTTCTCCTTCCGCCATTCGTGGACATACTGGTGTTTCGGCTGCATGTTTTGGTCGTACACAACGCACATTTCTTCAAGGTGTCCGATGCTGCAACTGGGTGCAACGTAGATTGTGTTTCCCGCTTCGCGCCACACATGCCAGAAATAGATGTCATCGTCTAGCCTGTCATCGTCCCAATCGCCGGTTTTGCCCGGAACACTCCGAAACCACGGCTTCGGCACCGTCTTGAATTTTTCAACTCGAAACAGCGTCAGCCCGAAATGTGCCGTCGTCACTTTTAGCGGTCTGCCGTCAATCCTGATTTCGTCGCCTGTCTGGTGATTGCCTGTTGTCAGCAGCGGAAACAACGCCCCGCGTCGGCATTGCAACGCGGCCAGTGCGTCCGCCTCTGGCGTTTGTGCGAATACGTCCATGATGTGCCGCACGTGCTCGGCAGTAAACAGGCTGTCACTGTCAATGCTCAAGATCCAATCAACCCCGCGGTCAATCGCATCTTGAAACATTCGCTGCATACACTGCCCCCAAAAAACACCCTGCGAACAGTGCAGGTTGATTCCCAGCGGCTTCAGTGCTCCGTCAATGATGTTTCTCGCCGCCACAGCCTCATATCGGGGATGCGTGCAATACGCTGCGACTTTGACGGTCGCCGTTCTCCTGACTGGTGCTGTTTGCGGCTTTTTTGCCACTCTGTTTAGGCTTACAAAATGGCTGCTGCAGTCGCCTGCAGTCCCCTGCCATTCGCTCACCTGCTCAAATCCAACGTCCTCCAGCAGTGCCTCCAGCCGTTCCGCGTCGTACGCGCTGCGGTGCATGTCGTGTTCGTCAGTCTGCCCGCCCATGACGTAGAACAGCCGCTTCCCGTCAGTCGCCGCCAGTGCCTTGTCAATGTCAGGCACTGCAACCCAAATCCTGCCGCCCGGCTTCAATGCCCGGAACCAGTCCCGCAATGCCGCCGTCGCATCCCTGAACGATAGGTGCTCCAGAACGTGCGATGCTCTGATTTCGTCCACCGTGCCGTCAGCATGCGCCAACGGGAAACACGGCTGTCCTGTCTTGATGTCGTAGTTTTCCCAGCCGTCCAGCGGACAATTGCCCGCACCCAAATTCAACCGCATAACCACCCCTCAGAAAGTTGGGATGTGCGGGCAGTCCCACAACTGCCCGCAACCCCGTGACAAAATCAGACGAACACAGCCGTATCGGCAACGCTGGTCGTGCCGTTCGGTGCGTTCTCCAGCTTGCTCAGCGTGCCTACTGCACTGACCACGATGTGATCATTGGTTGCCGTTGGCGTGCTGACTGCAATTCGCAAATAACGCTTCCGGCCCCGCAGATCCACGCCGTAGTGAATTTCACGCGCGGCGGTCAGGTCGATTGCGGCCTGTGTGTCCAGCGTCGCAAAGTTTGACACCACGGTGTCGTCGGACTCGCTGAGAACCAGCGTCGGCCCCACGGCATTGGTGTTGACCTCGGAACTGCAGGCAACCCGAATCGTTGCGTAGGCTGCGCCCTTGGTGTCGAGATTTGCCGTTGCGGTTGCGTTGTTGGTCAACGCTCGCGGGGCAATCAGAATGCTGTCATTGACCAAACGTTCCTGAATCATATTGGAAGGCTCCTCGGAGCAAAGTGTTTCGAGAGAACACCCGACACACTGCCGGGTGTTGTGTCATCAGCTCGCAGCGGTTTCCAGACCCACAATCGGCCCGGCTGCGCTGTTGGTGCCGTAGTCGTGGACAACCACGTCGAATCGCTCGGTGCCACGCACGCCAATCTGATCGCGTTCCCACATGGACTGCCCGCCGACCGTCGCTTCGGTGCTGAATGCAATCGACTCCTGACCGCGTGCACCGAGCATTGCAGCCTGACCAAAGGACCCGAACAGCACAGGAATCTGACTGTTGGCTTCGGTGCTCGGGAAAATCTGTGACGTGTAAACCGGATAGCCGAGGAACGTGTTGCGACGGATGCCGTTGACAATCTCAGACGCCAACACGCCACCGGCTGCATAGGCCAATCGCTGCATGACGGTGTGTTCGAAGGTCTTATGGCACACCCAGCCTGCACCCGGAACGTCTGCGTAGTTCGGCAGTGCCCCGACAACCTTATTGAAGTCGGCCAGCGTCAGTTCTGACCACAGGTTGCCGCTGCCGAGAATCAGCCCCGGTGCGGTGCCTGCGGTCAGTTCATCCATCCGAGTGCGTGCACCTGTGATGCCGCCGTAGGTGCTGGTGCCGGTGCCGTTAAATGCGCAGTCGTCCTCTTTGTAGGCGAATGCGTAGGCGATTTCACCAATCAACCGATCGGCCAGCCCCAGAACGTTGTCCGCATTCAATTCATTGCTCATGCGTGCAATCACGGCCAGCTTCTTCGCCACCAGCGTGACGTTGTCAAACGTCATGTTCGATTCGGTGATGGCAGCGTTTTCGGCTGTGAAATAGGCCGTCAATCCGCTCAACTGTCGCGGCTCGGTTTTCACGTCACTGGACATGTTGACCACGTTGAACAACTGCCGGGCAACACCGTAGCGTTCACGCAACAGGATCAGGTCAGTTCCGAATTCTTCCGGAACCAGAACATGCGCGCCGGTGGTGTCTGCGCCGCCTTCACCGTGCGCGACATTCAGCAGCCCGTGGTCACGGCAAAACGTCACCGCGGCATTGTTGCGGTACGGTACGCTTCCGGTTTCGCTGATCGTGGCCAGTGCCCACATGCCGAATCTGTAGGCGCGGACTTCTGCCGGAATTTCGTCGCTGGCGTCCTGTCGGAAGTTCTTCAGCGCAATCCGGCGAACGTTGCGGGGCAGACTGAACTGGCGTGCAACGTCGTGGCCTGCATGGACACCGAAGGCCAGCCCGCCAACGTTGGCGATGGCTCGGGCTGTCGGATTGTCGGGCACGGATCGCAGCGCGGACAACTTTGTTCGCATGTCCTGCACCGCGGCCTGTGCTCGCACGGCTGCGTCAATGTCGGACTGCAGGGATTCAGCCGCGGCCAGCAGCTCCCCGGCCTGCGTCTGTGCCTCTGCGGTCATGGTGTCGCCTTCGGCTGGCAACAGCTTCTCAGCAGCTTCAATCTTTGCGGCCCGTTCGGCCTGCAGTTGCGGAATGGATTTGCTCATGGTTGACTCCTGTGTTTTGCCAGTGTCGACGCAAAAGGCGTCAACCGCTGGCGGATTCGGGAAACGAATACGCGAACGATTGACGCCTGCAATTTTGCCCACTCAATCAGCGGTCAGGAGTGCCACGTTTTCGGGCTGCTGTCCTGACAACGGGAATTCTTACCGAGTTTTCCGCCCGTTGTCAAACACTTTTTGCCCTCAAGAGTCTCGCGCGTGCTGCTAACTCCCCGGATCTGTCGTTTCGGGCTGTTGATTTCGCGGACTTTTTGCCCACGGGGAGGACTTCATCCACGAACCCAAACGCCAACGCCTCCGCGGCTGTGTAGCGTGTCCCGTCGCCGTTCGCTCCCAGCAGTGCAGATGCCAACACGTCCTCAGATTTGCCGGTCTTTGCGGCATACGTGGCAACAGCAGCCGCGTTGAACGCCTTTAGCCACTCAATCGTTTCCTGCAGGTCTGCAATATGTCCCACGGCCCCTGCAATGCCCTCGTGGATGTGGTAAACGGCGTTTGCCTGCATCTGCACCCGATCCGCTCCCAACACCGCCAATGATGCCGCAGACGCTGCCACGGACTCAATTACGCCGACCGTCGGCCCGGAGTGGTCCGCCAATGCGTTGTAAATCGCCAGTCCGTCAAACGCCAAACCGCCAAACGAATTCACGCGCATCGTCACCGGCTTGTTTTTGTTGCTGCTCAGGATTCTGGCCACGCTCGCCGCGTCAGTCTGCGTGTATTCGTCGCCGACAACGCCATACAACAGCACCTCAATTCCGTCGTCGGTTTCATTCCAAAACACGCGGAAATCGTCTGATTTTGCCGCGTTTTTGATGCTTTTTGGTGTGAAAATGTCGATTTTTGCTCTCATTTGTCGCGACTTTCCATCTGTTTTTTGACTTTTTTGGCCCAACTTTGCCCCGGATCACCGCCCCAAAGTGCCCACGCAATCCTGCCGTTGCTGGGGTAGCCCTCTTCCCCTTGCCGGAATCCTTCCGCGTCCTTGTCCACTTCATGCCTCGCAAAGAACCTGACCATGCGCCCAATCGTCTCCGGACTGACCTCAACGCCGTTGCTGAGATCCCGCGCCCGTGCAATGCCTACTGCAGTGCCTCCGCGTCCGTATTCGTCCCGCCAATCCAGCCCCCGCTGCGCTTCCTCGCGGACTGCCTGCGGTGGGCTGAAGTCGATGCCGTCGTATTTCTTCGGGGCTGCTGTGACAACGCACCGCAGGATTGCCGCTGTCAGCCGTTCGGCCCGCTGTGTCCACGTTGCGACTTCGTCCGACACATGCGTTTTCAGTGTGTCGGCTGTGCAGTGTCCGGCCACCTCGATCAACAGTCGCCGCGACTCCGCCGCATGTGCCGCAATCGCCTGCCGTGCCTGTGGTGATGTCAGACCGGGCAGGGTGTTTTCCGCCCAGGAATCCGACAACGATTCAACAGCCGCCAGAAAATCGTGCGGTCGTTTGCTGGCGGTCTGAATCGCTTTTGAAGTCTCGAATTCGCAGGACCGTTGAACGCCGTCAACGATCATCTGCCGGAGTGCTGCCACGGCTGTCGATTCGTCGCTGTCGTCCTCGCTGTCATCCTCCGGGCTGTCGTCCTCTGATTCGTCCGGCAGTTCCTCCGTCTCGCCTTCCTGCATTTCCTCCTCGGGACTGCCGATCTCCAGCCAGTTCATGGGGCGATATCGCGCGTCGCCGTCCTCGCCGAGTCCTGCCATGTTCAGCAGGGCGCGGCCTTCGTTGTGGGTGATCAGCCCGGATTCTAACTGCCGGTAAATGCCGTTGATTTTGGTCTCAAACGACATTTGAACCAACGCCTCACGGTTGAACTCGATGGTGTGGCTGTCGCTGTCCTGCTGCTGTTCCGTCAGCAGCTTTTCGCGACATTCCATCTCCCACGTTTTCAGCCACGGCTGCAGGCAGTAGTCCAAATACGACTGGCCTTCCGCCTCAAGGCTGTTGTGTGATGTCCTTGTGCTGTCGCCCAGCATGTGCGGGGGAACGCCTGTGATGTTCGCCACCGTCGCCCGAATCTCATGCTCACGGGTCTGCAGAAATTGTGCTGCCTCTGGTGCAATCTGCAACTGCTGAAACTTGACGCCCTCCTGCAGGAGTGCAACCTTGTGAGAATTGGCCAGCCCTTGCTGCATCGAATTCCACGCCGCAATCGTGTTCCGGATCTTTTCCTCACTGAAGGCCCCTGGAATCATCAGCAGACCGCTCGGATTGCTGCCAGATCCAAAGAACCTCGCCCCGAATTCCTGCGCGGCCATGCCCACGCCCAGCGCGTCCGCCATCAACTCCAGCACCGGCCAGCCCACAATGCCGTCAGGTCCCAACCCGCGAATGTGCAGCATGTCCCTCGAATTGATTCGCACCGGCTGGTTGTTGAAATACGTCACATACCAGACTTCGCCGTCCATCACGCGCACCATTGTTTGCGCGGGATTCCAGATTGATAGGCTGACGGGACGGCCTTCAACGCGGTCGATGCTGGCGTAGGAATTCCCGTGCAACAGTGCCAATGCGGTCATCGTCCGGCGGAATGTGTAGGCGTTGACAAACGGACTCGCCGACTTCTCCAGCAATCGTTGCGCCGGGTGTCGCATATCCACCTTTTTGCCGCCGTCCCGCTGTCGTCTGAACACGTCGAACGGCAACCCGGCCACGCTGTTACTGATCAGGTTGACCGCTCGCCACAGGGGCGGGTAGCCCATCGCGGTGCGTGAGGTGATCTTAGATCCGGAGTTTGACCGGATCACCGGGTAATCGCCGCCCATGCTGATGGACCGCCACAGGTGCTCCTCGGAACGTGCGGCCACCGGCGTTGCCTGTGCAATGATTGTCACACCGTAACCGTCGCTCATTCACGTTACCTCAAAACAGGATCACACCCGAACCTGTGGAACTGTAGGCCGATACCCCCACCGCGTGCTGTGTTGCCAGTGCCAGCCCCATCAGCGTAGCACAAATGCCGTCGATTTTCTCTGCGCTTTTTCCCTTGTCCGGCCTGATATTACCAGACGAATCTTCTTTGTGCGATAGATTTGCCGCCATCCATCGCAACACCTGGTTTCCGTCATGCCGAAACTTGCCGCTCCCCAGCATACTCAACAGCCGCTTGAATGGCTCGTTATACGTCGAAAATGACTGTGGCATTTTCACCAGCAGGCTTTCCGGCATACCCAGTTCCTTCAGCTTCTGCGTCACGCCTGTGGCGTTCCACGGGTCGAAGCCGATGGATTGAACATCGAACTGTTGGCAGATTTCCGTGATGCGTTCGGATAACTCCTGCACGTCCACCTCGTTGCCGCTGGTCGTCTCTACGTCGCCCCGCGCCGCGAACGCGCGTATCATCCGCTGATCCTGTCCCGCTCGCTGGCTCACCGCTTCCTCAGGAAGCCAGAACCACGGAAACACCGTCACGCCGCCGTCGTCCTCGGGGAACACCAGCGTCAACGCCGTCACGTCCCGCGTACTGGACAGGTCCAGCCCGGCAAAACACGGCCTGCCGTAGTATTGCGTGATGTCGATTTCATGCCCGCACTTGTCCCACTGAATCATGCTGACAATTCGTTTTGCCTGCTCCGTCCACTGATTCAAATGCAACTGCCTGAACGTGTTTTCGAACGCCGGGTTTTCCTCCGCGCGTTTGCACTGCTCCCGCAGGTAGTCCAGTGAAACAGCCTCACCCAGCAGCGGGTTTGCCTTCCTCCACGTCTCCTCCGACCGCCAATCGTCCTCAGGATCTGCCGCGAACAGAACCGGGTAGAATGAAGGGTCTGAGATCGCTCCGGACAGCACGGCGGTAGCGTACTGGTGCAGCTCCCAGCATATGCTGCTGCGGTCATGTCCGGCGGTCGTGATGGCAAATGTCAGCGGCTGGCGACGTGCCCCGGTGGACGTGTCCAGTGTATCCCACAGATCCCGCGTCGGTTGAGTGTGGACTTCGTCAAAAATGATCCCGCTCGCATTGAACCCGTGCGCCCCCTGCGCATCTGCGGAAATGACCCGATAAAAGGAGTTGGATTTCTTGTGCAGAATGCGTTTTGTGGAATCGCGAATGGTCACGTGCTTTGCCAGCATGTCATTTTTCCGCAGCATCTGCGAAGCCATTTGATACACCAGCCCAGCCTGCTCACGGTCTCGGGCTGCCGAGTAGATTTCGGCTCCCGGTTCGGCGTCGCACAACAGCAGGTATATTGCGATGCCTGCCGCCAGTGTGGACTTCGCATTCTTGCGGGGGATCTCGATATACGCTTTCCGATACCGTCTGGTGCCGTCCGCCCGCTTCCAGCCGAACAAGTCCCGCACGATCCTTGCGTGTGCCTCATGGAGAACCAGCGGCTTGCCTGCCTTAGACCCCTTAACGTGCGTGAGACAGTCCGGGAAGAACGACGCGGCCCTGCTTGCGGCTTCTTCGTCAAACCAGAATTCTCCGTCACGTTTTGGCGTTTTCTTAGGCAAGGTATTTTGCTTCCAGATCCTCGGGTGCCTGCACCGCCTTTGACTCCATTCTCTGACGGCTCAAATAGTTCAGCCCCAGGTCATTGATCAGACTTCGGATTTTTGCCCACGCATCGCTGTTCACGGTACACGCCGGATTTTTGATCGTGCCGTGTTCCGTGCTTAAGGTGATGCCGTAGTCCTCAATTTCCTTTTGCGACTTCATTGCCAGTTCGTACTGCCAACACAACGCCTGCAGTGCCGTTCGGTCAATCGCGTCGATGATGCCCAACCGCTCAAGACCGGGAACGACTTCGTCCCACTTCTCCTGCGCAATTGTGCCCGGCAGGAATGGTGTGTCCGGAACGCCCGCGTCTTTTGGTGCGCGTCGGTTGGTCCGGCACTTCTGCAA